GATGGCGGGCGAGGAGATCCTGTCGCAGCAGGATGCGGACTGTCATAGTCCGGACGTATGCCGGATCCTCGGCTTGCGACAGGATGTCCTCGATTGTTTTGGCGGTTGAGTCGGGCATCGGCTCAGGTTCGGGTTGTCGCCGACAGGTACGGTTGCGACGTCACCGCAAACTTTTCTGTGAACCGGACGTTCGTGTTCGCCGCCGAGTTTTCCGGTGACGGCTGATGCATCTGGCACGGCCAGACTTCCAGCTTGGAACCGGACGTGGTGACGATCGTCCCGGACAGCCTGTTCCGGTCGATGACGATGTAGCCGTTTGAGCCGTAGGTGCACAGGTTCCACGCCGTGTCCAGCGTGTCATCGCGGAACATGGTGAGTTCCATGTCGGCACCCCACGAACCGGTGACTTGGGCGTCGAAGATTTGGGCGATTGTCGCCGAGTCAACGTTGTTCGAGTTGATGTTGACGGCGACCCCGTCCTTCGACACGAAGTTTGTGATGTTCACACCGGCGGTGATCTCCGACACGAGCGGGCTGGATGCGGTGGCGATCGTCACCAGCCAGTAGACGTTGGTTTTGCCTTCATAAACGAATCGGGCCATGACTTTCAGTCCTCCTCAGAGGGGGTTGGGGCGTCCCCCCGTTGGGGACGTGTTTCTGATTTGGCGGTCGGTCTTTGTCAGCTGGGGACAGTCAGAATGCGCCAGCGGTCGGACACGTAGAACACTGACGGCAGCACGGTGTCATCACGGATCGTCCCCCCGAGCATGTCCAATCGGAGGTGGGCGACTGTGCGACCGTTCGCCACCGTCAGCGGCATCGCCTGCAAGGAGGCGCGGACGGCGTCACCAACCGTCTCGGCCTGGGCCCTGGTCGCACCAACAGAAATGATCTGGTAGTCGGCGGCAGCATCCACATACGGATCCAACATGGTGCCGTCGACAAGTCCACCCGGTGTCGGATGCACATCCACATACGGGACGTACGCGGAGGCGCCCTGTGCGCCCTGCCAGCCGGCCGACTCCGGAGCCTGCCCGTCACCGACCGTGAACCCGGCACCCGTCAACCTGGCGATGACGGCGGCGGTCAGATCGGCGCCACGGAACGTGACGGTCATAACGTCACCTCGCCGGCGGCGGCCTCCAACTTGGCGACGAGACGAACTTCGCCGGCGTCGGCGGCGGGGAACAGTGCCGGTTGCGGCCCCATCTTGGATGTGCCGACCTCTTGGTAGAACGCTTCCCGCACATTGTTCGTGATCCGCTTCGCGCCTTCGCCGGCGTCCTCCACGAAGTAGCCGGCGGCCTGCGCGCCGGTGAGTACTGGGGCCCGTCTCGAGGCGTCGGCCCGCACAGCTTCGGCTTCGACGTTGATGATGGTTTCGGTGGTGGCCGCCATCGCCGGGCCCGCCGCGGCGAGCGCACCGGCGAGGGCGACCACCTCCGACATGTCACAGTCGATGCCGTCGCTCATTCCGTCACCTCTTGAGCGATGACCTTCCGACAGATCTGCCAGTCATCACGGAACACGTCGGTCACCCGGAACGAGACACCCGGGAGGCTGGCATCGTACGTTGATGTCGTCGGGACGATCACATCGTCTTTTGCGATGTCGGTGTCGGGCGGAAACTTGGCTTCGACGCCACGCGTGCGGACCATCTGGTCGCCGGCCTCCCCCGTGGTGCCCTCCCAAGTGAATTCCCGCAACAGGCATGGTCCGCTGTAGAGGACGGTCGCCGTCGTCGGTGTCCACACGTTGCTGCCAGTGTCGAGCACGCCGCCCGTACCCGGACGGGACACGGTGGCTACGCCGCGAAACAGGTCGGCTTGTCGCCGTCGGAACCGGTTGATTGCGGTGTCAACGCTCATGCCGCCCACATCCGACGGTAAAAGTACAGATCTTGGCAGGCGCCTGATTCGGCGTTGGCCGTATACCTGACCGAGTAGCCGTCGATCGCCTCAGAGCCGACTTTGCCCGGATTCTCGAACCCGTCCACGGCAAGTGTGAGACATGCCTGTGTTACGGGGGCGGGGATGGCGGGCCAACCATATTTCGCGGTGATCTTCACCAGATTTTGGCGGCCGTTACGGGTGAACGTCACCGGCCACGTTGTCGCCAGGGCCCGCACCGACGTGTACGGGGCGGCACCGGTCGGCATGTACGGTGCGTTGACCGGCTCCAGCTGGTATGCGGTGGAAACGATCGTCGTCGCGAATGTGCCTGTGCCGTCATCCGTTTTGACGACGACACCAGTCGAATCGCCGATCTCGAACGGGCCCAAGTCAAGCTGCCAGAGGTCGCAGGCGGTGAACTGGCGGTCCGTCACCGCTGCATCCAGCCAGAATCGGCGGGCACAGTATCCGTCGATCCAGCGGGACGCTGCGGTTAGCGCCCGGTCGAGTTCGTCTTCGTCGTGGGAATCGAGCGACGGGAGTCTGGCGATCAACTGGTCCGGATCGGCGTATGCGTTTGCCACTACGCCTCCTTCGGGCCGATGACTCCAAGGCCCCAACAGTTTTCACGGTTCGACCATGTCCGGCCGGCCTCGGCACACCAATCCTCAACCGCCGTTTTGACGGGGTACGGCGGATCAGTGTCCGGCGTCTGGTAGGGGTGTTCAAGCATCGTGTCATGCAACAGGATGACGTTGGAGCGTGACCCGTACAGTCGGAGCTCGGCCAACGTCTGCCCGTAATGGTGGCTGGTGTCGATGAACAGGACGTCAATCTCATCCGGCATCTGACCGGCCACCGTCAAGTCGTCGGCGATGATGAGGGTGGAATGTTTCGAATGGTAAAACTCGAGCGGCCATTCCGGGATGCTGATGTCGATCGAGTAGAGGTGGCCGCCGGTGTGTTCGACGGCGGCGAGCAGGGCGGCCGTCGAATTACCGGACCGGACCCCGAGTTCGACCACAACCTGAGCGTGAGAGTTGACAACGGTGTCGTAGATGTACTCGAGGTGTTCGACAATGTCGGATGGGGTGGTGGCGCGCTGCCAGTAGATGTCGTTAACCGTCAACATCAGCATGTCCCATCGACGTGAGGCACCAACCGCAGCCACGGGTTCGACCGCAGGCCCCACGGCAGTCCCCTGGGACGCATCCCTGTTGCCCGTAGAGCGACCGGCTGCGAGATCTGGTCCTGATACCCCCAACACTCCATCTCGTTCCACCACACGTCCGCCAGATCGTCGACCGGATCCCGGTAGACGATGAGGCCGGCAGCCCACAGACCCCAGCGGGCCGGATGACCGGCTACACGATAGTTCGCGGCCTGTTTCAACACCGGAGTGTCCGCATACTTCGGCAACGTCGCCGACACCTCAGCCTCCGGATAGATACACGTGCGGTCCGGATGCTCCCACTGTGCCAACAGATGTCCGTCGGCGGCGGCGACCACTTCTTCGACGAACGTCGCCGACATGATCTGAAATGATCCGTCCATCCAAATCCACGGGCCGCCGTCAGCGAATCCCCAGGGGCGCAGTTTCGGCACCTTCGCCGCCATCCGCGGATCCAACCAGCCGACATCGGTGATAACGAACAGATCCCAGCCGGGCGCCTCCAAGTCGGGATCGTCGGTGACCATCGTGAACGTGCAATCCGTCGACTGTGGCGGGACCGGCTTCGGCTGATCGTAGCCACCGAAGATCGCCGACACGACGGCAGTCATGGCCGGCCGATCGTGAAGACGGCTTCCCACCCGTAAAACGTCTCCGGCGACTCGATCGTCTCCTGCCGCCAGTCAAACCCTTCGAAGTGGTCGACGAGTGTGCGCCGGTTCAATGCGAGAGTCGGCACGCTGTAGGCGTCTTCGAAACGGAGCTCGTGATGTGGAACCTGTTTCGTCCACGGGGTGAACACGACGAGCACCATCCGCCCAGTGAACGACGCCAACGCATTGTCAAGGACGAGTTCCCAATCGTAATTGTGCTCGAGGACATGCCGCATGAAGATGCCTTCAACCGTCGTCTGACGTGTCAGAAGATCGTCAACGACATCGGCGTGCGGGGAAGCGGAACCGTCGACACCGACGTAGGTGACGGTGTCGGGAAGGAACTGTTTGAACCAGCCGAGCCCGCAACCCCAATCCTCAACGGTGACACAGTCGGCGAGGGCGGCAGCACCGAGCTCATACGACATCGAGGCGCCGTACGGTTGCGGATCGACGCCGGCATCGGCGTAAGCAGTGTCCCATTTGCCGACGTTGCTCACGCGACGGCCCCAAACTTGACGGCCCGATCACCGAACACGACCTCGTCCTTATCGGCCGCCTCACGACCCAACCGGTACACGTCGTCCTCAACACCCTTACCCCACAGCGGATGCATGTGCTCAACGATCGAACCCAACGCCATCTGCCACACCTGACGCTGCTGAGCCGCCGTCACAATCTCATCGTCCACATACCAATGGCGATAACCCTCATGGCACACCGTGCCGGGCCCATCCCATGAAGCGCCCACCGAATCGACGTAGCTGCGGCGGATCAGCAGGTGGGTTGCGTGGTCGCCCCGCTGCACCCGCGGATTCCCCAAATCGTTGGTGCCGACAACGTCCGCCTTGTAATAGTTGGCGACGAACTCGGCGTGATCCAACCAGCCCGGTTGGAACATGACGTCGTCGCCGACCATGAAAATGTAGGGGGCGGCGGACCCGACCTTCGCACCGCGACGGGTGTACGTGTAGTCGTAGCCGTAGTTCATTTTCTCGGCGAACGTCCCGGCCTGCTGGATGACTTTGCCGCCGTATCGGCGAACCTCGTCCATTTCTTCCCGGTCGCCGGGTTCGCACACGAACCAGGCGGTCGCCAGCCCGGTCGACGCCTTCAACGTCTCGAGGAATGGGCGGACATTCTGCGGCCGGTGCAACACGGGGACGATGACATCGACCGGCTGGACGGCGGGCGGCACCGCCGCCTGCTGCCAAAAATCCTGATCCGACAACCACACCGGCTTGTAATGGGTTGTCTTCGCCCCGGTGTGGACGTGGCAGCCACCCTTGCCACGCATCTCCATCCACCGTTTAAAAAACGACAGATCCTCCGACATCAACCCGTCCGGATCCAAGATCCGATCAAACCAGACGGGCCCGTACTCGTTCAACATGGCGGCCATTACTGACCGGTGGATCAGTAGGAATGCGGCGCCGGTCCCGTCACACTGCAAAATGCCGTTCACCGGATAATGGGTGCGGAACGCGAACCGCTGCTTCCCGTCCGGGAACGTCGTGAAATCGAAGATGGTCGGACGCGCCTCCCACCGGTAGCCGTGGCGGCCGTCGCGGACGAGGTCGCGTTGGGCGAAGCAGAGTGCACCGACGATCGGCCGTTCCACCGGATCCGCCGCCTCATGCAACAGATGCAACGCCTGCGTCCCAAACCCCATATCGGAGTCGATGAAACACAACCACTGAAACTCGCTGTTTTCGAGGAAGTATTTGGCGGTCTGGTTGCGGCCGATCGGGACGTCGCCGGCGTTGCAACGCACGTTGGTTGTTTCGGCGATGTGTTCGCCACGGTCGGCGAGGCACAGTTCAGTGAGGGATTGGGCGAAGCTGGTTGCGACTTCGTCCCTGTGCATGTAGGCGATCAACGTGTCACCCATGAGCGTTGGCGGTTCCTTTCAAAGGTGGCGGTTGTTGGCGGTTTGATCTCTCCGCGCCGCCGACCGCCAAGGCAACGACGCGGAGAGACTGAAGATTCAGCGGCGTACAGGACGCCGCCGAGACATCACGTTGTGATCCACCGCCGTCTCGATCACAGGCGGCTCGTCCTTTTCAACGGGTTCGTCGCCGGCCTGGCGGCGGGCCAGCCACCGTTTCAGGTCGGCGACAAACAACATCAGAACGTCGGAGTCACGAGACCAGTAGATGTGATGGTTCCGTGGGCCCCGGGGTACCTGCCCGCGGTGAACGCCGAGTACGAGTACACGACGAACTTGACTTGCAGGGTGCCGGCACCGGGCTGTTCGGCCCTGATGAACAGGGGTGCCCCGGAGTCTTCCCACAGGTGGAGCTCGCGGGCGGTGACCCCGAGGATGACATCCTCGTTGGTGGATGCGCCGGCCAGGATCGGCAGGTTGCCGTCGAGGACGACGGGGACACCGAGAATGTTGCGGCCCATCGCACCGTAGTCGGTGCCGCCGATGTTGCCGGCCTGAACTGTCGTCACTTGTGGCACGTTGAGGAACGGGAAGTTCGTCCCGACCTGCGACGAAATCCACCACCAACGCCGCGGGTGCATGATGAAGTGCGACACACCCATGTAGACGCCGGTTTGGATCGTCGAGATGAGTTGGGCGAGCTTCGGGTAGAGGGCCGACGCCGCCGGGGTGGTGGCGGCATACGCGACGGCGGCGATGCTCGAGGTGGACCGGATCCCAAGGTGGGTTCCGTTCGTGCCGGCGGCATTGAGGATGGCGTCGTCCAGTTTCGTCCAATACGTTTGGACGAGATCCTGGGTGACGATGGCGTCAACACCGGTCGACCGTTCAAGTGCCTGACGGGACAGGTCCTGCTGACCGGCGTACGTGCGGACGTTGACGGTGAGCAGGGTGTCGTCGATGTCGACTTCGTTGACGGCGTCGGCCTCAGCCGACTGGGCGGCGACACCGGTTCCGGTCGTGATCCTCGAGATGTTGACGGTCATACCGTCAGCGGGGAGCGGATGCCTGTTGCAGATCTGCACGGTCGGAGCCGCCGCCTGAGCGAGCGGAGCCACCATGTCGGTGAGGTACTGCGGGACGGTGAGCCCGGCAAACGCGCCGGTACCGACGTCGCGGGCCTCGTAGCCGGCCGCCTCGTTCAGACGGGCCTCACGATTGTGCCGCTCGAGCCGTTCGTTGGCGCCCGGATCGTTCCGGAACGTCGAGTTGTACAGGTCACGGTAGAACGAGACGCCACGCCGATCCGATTCCGGGTTGTAGGTACGGGCCTCCGACTTCACCCTGATCGGCCGATCCACCGACGTCGGATCGTCGGCACGGTCAGCCCACTGTTCGGCCTGCTTCTGCGCCTTCTCGGCCGACTCCATGTAGGAGACGAGCTCGGCTTCGCGGGTCTCGAGGTCGGAGATGACGGGGTCAAGTTCGGCGACCTGCCCGTCAATGTCGGACAGTTGCGACCGGAGTTCACGGAACCGGGCCGCCTCCTTGGCGTCGAGGTCACGGGACTCGCCTTCGGCGGCGGTGACCAGCGCATCGGCCTCCGCCTGACGGACCTGACGCTCCTTGTGGAGCATGTTGCGTTCGGCGAGCTTGGTCTTGACCTGTTCGCGGACGGTGAGTAGCAGCTTCGTAGACATTGTTTGTCGATCCTTCAAAGGGTTTAGGGGGGTGGATCGGCACAGGTGGGAGCAGGGTGCAAAACCGGTGGTGCCCGTAAGGGTCCGGCGGGGTTTGCGGCACTGTTCCCGGCGTGCAGCCGGGATTTAGGCGGTGTTGAGGGCCGACAGGGCGGCCCGGGCTTCAGCGACGGACATGCCGTCGCCGCGATTGGTTTGCATCTGCACGGCGGTCGCCGGGTTCGCCGGGAACGACACGACAGACACGTCGAACAACTTGACTTCTTGGATGCGACGCACCGGCGCCGACTTCGGATCGGCTGCGGTGCCGTCCTCGTCTTCCCAGCGTTGCCGGGTCACTTTGAACGCAAACGACATCGCATCCAACTCGCCCCGCTCCAACCGGCGGACGACAGCCATTGATAGCGGATCGTTCGGATCGACCCGGGCCTCGTTGTACAGACCCATCCGGTCCGACTCCAACGACAGGGTGCCGGCCTTCGTCGCCGCCATCGGCAAACCGTCATGGTCGAAGAACAGGTAGACGTCGTCGCGTTCAGCGACCGACTTGTCGGCGGCACCGCGGGCGATGATTTCCGTCCAACCGTACGGTGGGCCGCCCATCACGTCGTAGCGGGTGTCGTAGACGGTTGCGTAACCAACGATTGTCGGGGTGCCGTCGGCCGCCGTGCGGGTTTGCACCCGGCGACACACCCGATACTCCAACGTCTTACCGCAGTAGTCCAGGTCGAACCCGCGGTGACGTTCATCGAGGACGTGTTCGCCGAACCCTTCCGCCAAGCGGGTACGGATCCCGTCGGGGAGGTTGCGGAGATCATTGAGCATTGGAACCTCCCGGCGGGGCAGACGACGACGACGTTTTGGGTGCGGCGCCACCGGGCGGCCACAGGAACTGGGAGCCCTTGCCGCCTGGGATCGGTGGCAAATCCTCGAGCCGGCGGCGTTCATCCGGTGAAGCGAACCCGCCCCGTATAGCGATGTCATGCGCCTTGTAACGGGACAGCAGATCGACTCGGAGCAGGGCGTCGGCGTTGAACTTGACGAACCGGGGCCGGGCCCGCAGACGGGACAGGGAGCGTTCCAGGCGGACGAGCCACGGATTCAACGTGTACGTCAACAGGGCGATGCCGCGTTGCTCCTGATTCGCATACGTCAACCCGTCCGCTGCTTTCCCGCCGATCGTCTCGGGCGGCACCCGGAAATAGCGGGCGACGTCGGCAACGTTCGCCTGCGTCGTCTCCAGAAACTGTGACTCGTCCGGGCTGACCTGCATCGGTTTCAACGTCGTCCCGGCCCCCATAATCAGGGCGCCGCGGCCGCCGTGCAACGCGTCGTAAACCCGCTGCTTCAACACTTTCGCCTGTTCCTCGTCGATCGGATACTCCGACTCGAGAACCGCTGTCGGATGCGCCCCGTCACCAAACCATTGGGCACCAAACTTGCGGGTAGCCAACCCCAGGCCGATCGTTTCCGCCGCATACCGGATCGGCGACAACCCGACCGGCGCCCCGGGCATCGAATACGCCTGCAAATGCCACAGAGGGCCCGCCGGCCACTTCTCGATCGGCTTGTTATCCAACAACCACTCGACGGCACCAAAATTGAATTCACGCCGCAACGACACCCGATCCGGATGCAACACGTTGAGCCGGGTCGGCCACATGTCGTCGCCAAGCTCGGACACCAATCCGAACGCGTTCCCACGCAACAGCAGCGACGTCATCACCTGACGGCACCACACCTCAAACCCTGAACCATCCCCGGCCGGATCCGTCAACAACGTTGACGCCGGCAACGCGACCGGCGGGCCGCCCTCCACCCTGCGGTACTCATCCACCGGCAGGGTAGACACCAACTCCGACAACAAATCGACGCACGCCCACACCGCGCCGAGCCGCATCGCCTGCTCGTCATCAACCGGCACCCCCGCATAGGAGGGTCCGCCCCGCAACGTCAACAACAATTCAGCCAGCGAATCCGCCGTCCGCACCTCGCGGGCCTGGCGACGCCGGTCATCGATCCGACCCGACAACCCATCCTGTAGCAACGTGAGAAGTCCGCTCACACACAGACCTCCCGGTCAAGAAATTTTCACCACACGTTCGCCGCGACGTTCACGGGCCGGTTCACATCCATCGCCCACAACGCCACCGTTGCCGCCACCAACGGCGTGATATCGACGCTGGAATCCCGCCGAACCCACTTCCACGCGTCACCAACAAACCGGCGGCGCACCCCCGCAACCGCATCACCCAACACCTTCGACCGTTTCACCTCGAGCCGACACTCGGCAACATCATCGAAGAACATGCCGCACGCCTTCGTCACATCCGCCCCGACCACCGGCACCAGCCGGCGCCCCAACGGGGCGAGCTCGTGCGCCAGCGACGCCACCGGCCCCGACGCATCAAACGCGCACACCGTGTCCCACTTGTCGCACAACTCGCCGACACGAGACACAA